TTGCTTTACCTGAAGTAAGAACAAACGAAGGTATATAATAATAATGGCTAACATATTTGATGTTTTAAAAGCACACAAACTAACTGTTATTACTGACAGTGAAGGTGATCCTCTTATTGCGATAGATTGTGTCCCTGAAGAAAATCATTCGATGCCTTCTGAAGTAACAGAGTATCCAGTAGAAGACGGCGCATACATATCTGATTTTGTAATAAATAAAAATAAAACTGTTACAATAACTGGTCTCGTTTCTGATGATCCAATAGCAATTGTGCAAACTGGATTATTTAGCAGAACATTAACTCCTCTTTTACCAAATGTACTAAAATCAAAATTACCATATAGTCCTTCCGGTAAAAACAAACCAAGTAAAGAAGTTTTTGATAAATTTGAGGAAATACGTGATAATAAAATAATGGTTAATCTAATTACCGGGTTAAAACAATATAAAAATATGATTATAGTTCAATTAGATATACCACGGGATAGAACAACCGTAAGATCGTTAAAGTTTACTGTTAAATTTGCTCAAGTTAGATTTGTTATAAGTGAAACGGTTTATGCGCCAGCTATTATGAGAAGAAGTGAAAATTTAAACACTGATCCGGCAAAAAATTTTGGTGAAAAAAGTAGTAAAGGATTTAAACCCCGAACAGGAAGTGCTCTTTATAATGGTGCAGAATTTTTTGGACTTTTATAATAAGTAATAATTAAAATGGCTGATATTTATATAGATATAATACCCTTACAAAACGATATTTATAATTATCAATTTAATATATTACTGCAAGATACTAGATATATATTTAGAATTTTTTTTAATGAAAGAATTGAAAAATGGATACTTGATATAAAAGACAATAATAACGACCCTATTTTAATGGGAATTCCCTTATTAACGGGGGCAGCTTTAACAAGTAGATTTGTTGATTCAAGATTATTAGATATAAAATATTTAACAATAATTAATTCTATAAACGCAGGCGGTGAAGTAACAAAAGATAATCTTGGAGTTAATACATTTCTCATTTTATACAGTTTAAGATAACATAATATGGCAACTTTATTTGATAGAATAGCATATGTTATTATAGGACCAGCCTATGATCCAATTTCTCATACTGAGCTTTTTAATACAATGGCAGGAATACCGGATTCAATAGCTGGTGTACCGCTTGCTCCGGTTTTTAATCCGACTGGTGGAATAATGGATTCAAATTATAATTATGTTTATGGCTGGCCTTATATAAATCCATTTGATCCACCCAAAAAAGACAATATTGCCCTTTATGGACTAAGAACGGTTTTTGATATAAAGAAAAATTTTGGAACTTCTAAAAATGATGCTGAAATACAAGTATATAATGTAAAAAAAGACACATGGAAAAAAATGGAAAACAGAGAAAAAGAATTCAAGGTATATTTAATTGTTGGATATAAGGGTTTAAGTTCTAACGATATTCCAGCTAGTCTTCTTTATGTTGGGGATGTAGAAAAAATGACATATAAAAGATCTGGGGTTAATTGGGTTATGACAGTTGAAGCCAAAGATGGACAAAAAATTTACGATGATTCTTATATAAATAAAACATTTACACCTGGGGGTGATATTAAAAGTATATTAATAGATATACTTGAAAATGCCGAAAATGTCCAAAGATCATTTGTTGAACCTGCTATAAAGTGGATCAAGCAATCATTAGAAGATTCTCGTAAGTTTGCATGGAATGGACTTATTTGCAGTGGAAAATTACTTGATCAAGTAGATGGATTATTAAATATATTCGGTGCATCCCTAACTCTTGAAAATAACGCAATTGAAATAACATGGAATGATAGTAATCTTACACAATATGCTATTTTATTATCTAAAGATTCTGGGTTACTTGATTCACCAATTGGTAAAGATAAAGGAGTTGAATTAAAAACTTTATTAATACCCTATATAAAACCAGGGGTACTCCTTAAAGTAGAAAGCGAAACTATTAATGATTATTTTGTAGCTGAAAAAATACATATTAGGGGAGATACCCACGGCAATGAATGGTCATGTATGATAGAGGCAAGCAAGCGATCAAATCTTATAAAAGATATACCAATTAATAGATTTTTTTCACCCTTTTTAATGGAACCTTCAACTGTTTTAGCCCCTACGTCTAATTACAGTTTAATAACTCCAAAAACAAAAGTATTATGGTAAAAAAATGTCTATAGAAAACAGAACTCCAACTTTATCAGAAGTAATATTTGAAGCAATAGAAAAAAAGTTACTAGATCTTCATACTGCATTGCCTGGTAAAGTTGATAAGTATTATATTGAAAATCAAAGTGCTGATATAAAACCATTAATTCATAAAAAAATCAGATTAAGTAATAGTTTAAAAGAAGTATCTCTTCCGGTTGTAACTAGGGCTTCTATAATATGGCCTTCTGTTAATAATAGTAATACATTTATGACTTTCCCGTTAAAACCTGGAGATCTTGGAGTTTTAATTTTTTGTGAAAGAGCGTTAGATAATTATTTAGCTTCAATTCCAGAAATTGATTATCCGTTTAAAATAAATCCCTCTTTTCATAATAATACTAGACATCATGATTTAAACGATGCGTGGTTTATCCCAGGCGGATTGCCTTTTTCAAAAGCATTGCAAGATGTTTCTGAAGATGATATAGTTATTAAGAATAACAATATTAAAATAAATATAAAACCAGATGGAAAAATAACAATTAACAATGGATCTTATGAATTAATTGAGACTTTGAGTACATTATTGCAAAATTTAATTAGTGCAAAAGTTTTAACTATGGCTGGTGCGATGCCTTTTATAACAACAACAATAAATGCTTTAACAAATGATAAAGTAAAAATAGATTCATTTAAGGGGTAAATGTGAAATTAATTAAAAAATTAAAAACAAAAAAAATAGATAATTATTATAGGGCTTTCGCATTATTTTTATGCCCATATTGTAATAAAATTATTAAAAAACAATTGAGTAATGGTAGAAGGAATAAAAGTTGTGGATGTATGCAATCAAAATTTAAGATTAAACATGGAGATGGAAAAATTAATAAAAGATTAAAGTTATATATTGTATGGAAGAATATGAAACAAAGATGCTACAATAAAAAAAATCCATATTATAAATATTACGGTGAAAGAAAAATTGTTATATGCGATGAATGGAAAAATGATTATCCAAAATTTAAAAAATGGGCCTTAAATAACGGATATCGGGATAACCTTACAATTGAAAGAATAAACAATGATAGTAATTATGAGCCTTCAAATTGTAGATTCATAATTCTCGAAGAACAAGCAAGAAATAAAAGAAATAATAAATTAAATTTATTTAAAATTTTTTTAATAAGAAAATTATATTATGATTATAAAATTAAAAGAAAAAATATAACATGGTTATTTGATGTTAGCAGTTCACATATATGTAGAATAATTAATAATAAAATTTGGATTAAGGAATAAATGTGGCATTAACAGGGACCGGACAAGTATGGGCTGATGCTCTTATGTCCGCATTAGGTGTTAGCTTTGCGGGTCTTACCAGTGGAGAAGAAGCTATGATTAGGGCTTATTGGAAAAATTTATGTGATGCTCATATATCACACATAACTTCAAATTCATTAATAAATACATTGGTTACCGGAGTTACTGGAACGGGACCAGACGGAGGCCCGTTGCCAATTGTTAGTCAACCTGGCGAGGGAGCCATATTGTAATGTCAAATATAATTGATTTAAAACTTGAGGAAACTACTTGGGATTTGTTAATTGAAAATCAAGATATTCAAACAGTAACAGGAATAGATGGTATAAAACAACATTTAAGACAGAGATATCAAATGTTTAAGGGTGAATATTTTTATGATAAAACTCGTGGAATTCCATATCACGATGATCTTTTTGTTAAAAGTCCAAATCCAATAATAGTTGATACTGTATTTAAAAAAGTTACACTCGATACTCCAGGTATTGTAGAATTGTTAAAATTTGATCTTGATTTTGATGGTACAACTCGTGAATTAAATATAAATTTAAAAGCCAAAACAGATGTTGGAGAAATGGACTATATAGAAATAGTTCCACTTTAAAATATAAGGAAAAAAAATGGCAACTGAATACGGGATAACAGATCAAGGTTTTGTAATAAAAACTTTATCTGTTATAATGGAAGAAATTGATATAGCATTAAAAGAAAAATTTGGAAATCAGATAAATACTTTACCGGAAAGTGTTTTTGGTCAATTAAAAGATATTTATGCAGAAAGAGAAAAGTTATTATGGGAATTACTACAAGATATATACAATAGTCAATACCCCAATACTTCATCGGGAGTTTCCTTGGAAAATGTAGGTGATTTTAATTTAATAGAAAAACTAGAGGCTAGAGCGTCAACAATAGTAACCCAAATTTTATTTGGCACTACATCAACCGTTATCCCGGCAGGAACAAAAATTTCAGTTGAAGGCGACACTTCAACTATTTTTGAAACAGACTCAGAAACTACTTTGATTGCTGGCGTTGACGAAGTTCAAACAATAGGGTTTTCTGCAACGCCAGATGAAGGAAGTATTACTTTCTTTTATAATGCTGAAGAAACAGCAGCATTAACGTATAATGACGCTACCCAGGCTGTTACATTACAAATATACTTAAGAGCATTATCTGGTTTATCCGCTGTTACAGTATCAGGATCATTTGCGTCTGATTTTGTTATTACGTTTACTAACGATGATGGTAAACAAGAACAACCTCTTCTTGTTGAAGGTACAAATACACTAAAAGAATCCTCCGTTGCCGTAACTGTTACTATTACCGAAACAACTCCAGGGGAATATCAAGGAATAGTAGGTATGACTTGTATTGAAACCGGTGCTAATAACGCAAATGCTAAAACTTTAACAGTTATAGACAATCCTATTTCGGGATTTACAAGAACGTTTAATGTTGAGGATGCTACTCTTGGAAGAGATGAAGAAACTGATCCTGAATTTAGATTGAGAAGGATCGAAAGACTTACAACAAGTCAAGCTGGCCCGGTTGAAGCTATAAAAACTCATATTTTAAGATTGAACGATGATGAGTATGTTGATTTGCCACAATTAACAGATGTTATTGTATATGAAAATGTAACCGATGTTACAGATGCCAAAAATATGCCACCCCATAGTATAATGGCAGTTGTTAGGCAAGAAGGAGATGTTACAACTAGGGATCAAGAAATAGCACAAGCTATTTTTGAATCTAAGTGTGCTGGTATAGGAACATCTTGGGGAAATGCTTCTGGCGGAAACCAAGTAAGTAAAACCATAACAGATACCATGGGTATTAGCCATACAATAAAATCTGCAAGACCAGCTTCTATTGATATTTATCTTGGGCTGTATAATTTTACAACAAATAGTGATTATCCAACTGACGGTGATGTTCAACTAAAAACCGCATTAGCGGCCTGGGGAAACACCCTCGGTGTTGGACAAGATATTATAGTTTATCCAAGTTTAATTGCTCAAATAGCTACAATACCTGGAATAACCGATTTTGTAATTAGAATAGACACAAGCGCAATCAGCGGTTCTAGCACCGACGATAATATAGATGTTAGCGATGGGACCACTACTCCCCCAGAATTTTCTTTATGGAGTACAACTAATATAACAATAACGGCAGCTTCACCGCCAGTATGATAACGGGAAAATAAAATGGCAAATGAACCAATACCTCCATCAACTATAAGTATAATATCCGGAGAAGAAAAAAATACCCTTACTTGGGATTATTGTCCCAATGAACATTTTGATGATCTTGAGAATTGGACTCAGGTTACAAATAATGGTACTATTTCTTTAATTGATGGGAAAATTAGATTAGATGTTGATGATGGATATGATGGGTTTGCTAGTATAACTGATAAATATTTTTTACCTCAAGGAAATTGGAATGTAAATATTGATCTTGTAAATTATATTGCGGATGATCCAGGAACTGTAAATGCTTTAAGTGCTTATTTAAGGATTGATTCTTTAGATAGTCAAAATCGAATATATGTTCTTTATCGTCATGAGTCTAATCATGAATCTTGGATAACGTATAGAATCGATGGTTCTACAACCACTGGAAGTCCGGTTGATATAGGTTCAA